CTAGTGGTCACGCCTGCCAGCTTGACTGCGCCAAGCTCAAGCAAGCACGCGCCGTCCACTTCATCATCACCGAGCATGGCACATTCGGCGATCCAAGGGCCGCTGAAAGGCAAGGATAGCTTGCAGCTTTCGGCCGGCTTACCGTTAACTTGAGGCGTCGAAATCACGGTAGCGCGTCCCTCTCGCGCGCAAGCGTGTTAGCTTGATCCATCATTAAGCCGATTTTAATCTCTACCGGATCGGTAACCACACTCGTCACACCCTCGGGCCGCTTGAGCGCGGCTTTCAGTTTCTGCCACGCCACAAACTTAGCTACAAACGTCCAGACACCTTCGGCCGATTGCACCGGTTGCGTTAGGTCTTTTACTAGCACCTTATCAATTTTCAGATCGGCTAAGATCGGATGATAAATTCCTCGGACGACCGGGCGCTGGCCGCGCGGTGGTGTTAGTAGCGCCGGGCTGAACGCGTGCCATGCCGCCCAGTCTGCGTCTGTATAGAGCGACGTCGAAATTGAAAATTCGGAAAGCTCAACACCGCGAAAAATCGAGATTGATCCGCTCAGCCCGTAGCCTAAGCGCTGCTCGATTTTGCGCGGAGAACCTGCGCCGTCAATAGTAGACAAGCCAGGCGAGGGTTTCCCATCGATTAAATAAATATCCAGGTTCGGCTGTTCGAGCGGTAGAAACGCCATGCTACGCCACCCCTAACTGAATGGCGGCCGCTTCGATTTGGCGCACTAGCTCCGCCCGAATCGTGTTGACAATGTCGCCCGCGCCACTGCCAGGCGCGTTAACTGTGAGCGCTTGGATGGTGAGCGTTAAGCCGCCGCGCGCGGGCTGGCCACCTGCATTGCCGCCAGGCGCGCCCGGTGCCGGCTGCCCAGGAATAGCTTGTAGCGGCGTTCCAGACGCGCTGATTGCGGGCGGTGCTGCTAGCGCATCGCGTGTCCGAGTGACTACATCGCCGAGATCAAATGAAGCGGCCGCGCTGTCGCGCATGCGCCCAACTGCGCTGTTAACCTGTGGAATACTGTTGTCGACACCTTGCGCAACACCTGCCCCGATATGCACACCGAGCCCGGCGAATAGCCGCGAAGGCGAACGGATGCTGAATGCTTGGCGGAAAGCGTTAACGGCCGCCTCTTTCAGGCCAGAAAAAGCGCCTTTGATTTTGGAGAAGCCTGCTTTGATACCGTTCACCAGGCCGTCAATAATCCGGCCGCCAAGTGTCGACCAATCGACCGCGGCTAGGTAGCCCGCCACGTCTTTAATCACCTGCCACAAACCATAAAGCGCTGCAGCTGCCAGGATGAAAGGTCCGAATATGATAGCCGCTCCAAGTGCAATCCCGGCAATCAAGAGCGCGAAACCTGCAGCCAAGCTGAACACGGCGCCCGCTGCAATGCCAACCGCGGCCCCAAGCGCGATAAAGAGCCCAGTGCCGATCTGTATCGCCAGGTTACCACTATCCAACCCCTTGAATATGTCCGGGCGCCCGAACGTTTTGATAAATAAGATCTGCAATCGGATGATAAAAATCTCAAGCTTGAGCGCTGCCATGATCATACCCTGGATCACTCGGCGCACCATGAAGCCCGCGCCTTCGGCGTTGTCGCCAAGCGGGCCAAACAGGCTACCTAGTAGCGATTGCAGCGCGCGCCCACTGTTGGTGTTGAGCGAGAATAGATCTAATACTTGTTTCAAACCTTTGAGAAATGGCTCAACATTAATTGAGCTGAATAGCATGCGCAGGCGGTCTTTGAATTTGCGCATCTGCACATCGAACGAGAGCAGTTGCTTGGCGACAATGGGGCCGAAGCGCCCTTGAATATCGTCCGCCAGCTTGCGTACACTTCGCCCCGTCAGGTTAGCGCCGGCCGCCATGTTGAAAAACCGCTGCGCCTGATCGTCGCCAATGCTGCCGGCTGTCGACATAGCTTGCAGCGCCGTCTGAAAGTTGCCAGCGCGGAAGCCCGCCCGGTGTAACTGCTCAGCGTACTTTCCGATCTGATCGCGCCCGAGCGTGGACGAATCGCTAACCGCATCCAACTGCTCTTGCATGAAGGTCGCAGACCCACCCGTCAACCCGAACATGTGGCGCATCTTGGTTAACCCTTCCAAGTGCAGGAGCTCGTTCCGGCGCGCGTCTGCGCTGGCCAAGCCAAACTTGATCATCGAAGCGGCCGCCGCGGCCAGGGCTGCAGTAATCGCAATTGCTGCCACGACGATAGCCGCTGCCACCGCCACGAAGCCCGCGGCCGCAACGGTGCCACTGCTCATGAAAACGCCTAGGCGCCCAAAGCCAGCCTCAGCTTTCGCTAGCGGGGCAGGCAGGCCACCAAGCGCGCCTTTGATCCGGGCGAGCATGCTGATTTCTACCTCTTGCGTTCCGGGCGGGGGTGCTAGTGGCTTCTTAAACGAGCCGCCCGCGCGTAGGTAAGCCGCTTGCATTTGGCCAACCGCTGCCTTTTGGGCGCCTACTTTTTCAGTGAACGCCTTCATTTCGCCGGCTGAGAAGCTAGTGTCAGCTTTCAGGAGGCGTTGGGCGCTCTGCATATTGCGCAGCTCTGCCACACTGCCGAGCAGTTTGGAGCGCAAATCCTCTAGACTGGTGGCGCTTTCCTTGGCGCTCGACGCAAGATTGCCGCCGAGATCTAGGATCCAAGTTGCTTTTTGCTCGCCTGCCATGCGCGTTACGACTTAGTTAGAGCCTCGCGAATTTGGCGAAGCTCGGTGAATGCGTCTAGCACTATTGTAGCGCCGACAAACCGGCGCGCCTCTTGCTCGATTGACTCGGGCTCAAGCGGCTCGGTGAGGCTCAGCAGGCAGGTGGCGGCTAGGCTGTAGCCCCGATCGTCATGGCGCCGCACCATGGCGCGGAGCTCTGTTATTTTCCCTCAAGATCTGCTTTGCGCGATCCGGCCAATGCTGCCAATACGAGCGCGCAACGGCCAGGCGTTGCCGGCATGCTCTCGCACACCTGCCCAAATTCGATCTTCGTGGGGAACACTACGTGCGGCGTAACGAAGACAATCACCTCATCGCTCGTGATGTTTTTGCCGGACGTATCCTGGAAGCGCTTCCAGGCAGCCGCGTGAGGCTTTCGCACGATAACCAGGCCCAGGTGCTCACAGTCAATCACGCCGATTTCACGGCCTTGTTTGCCAAGCTCCTGTTCAAATTTGTTGATCGCTTCCGCGTTGCGCAGCTGCACGTCAAGCGCTTCGATTTCGGCTGCTTCTTCCTCAGCGGCGAGCCGCTCGATTCGCGCCGCTTCCAGCTCTGCCAGCTTGGCGCGCATTTTAATTAGATCGCTCACGGGGCACCGGCCGAGCCGTCAAACAGTGACAGGCCGTTGCGGATGATTTTCATGCAGTCCAATTCAACCGTCTCCATGATCAATTCGGCGCCCTCTTTGTCGCTAGACGTAGTCGCTACATAGACGCACCGCTCGAGCTCGACCGTGATCGGTGTGTCGTCGCTCTCCGAGTATTGGATCACCACGTTAAACTCAGTGTCACCGTAGGTGATGCCGTCGGGGCCACGCGCTGCAAGCTCCGCGCGCAAGATCTGAAAACTAGCCTTGAAGCCTTCGAGCTTAACCGGATCTACCGTATATTTTCCGCGAGAACGCCGCCCGGGCGCCTGGTGACGGCCCATGCCGTACCCCTTCACGCGCTCACGCTTATCGTTGTATTCAACCGATGTGAAACCTGTATACGGATCGCCATCGATCTTGACAAGAATCGAGCCCCAAGAAAGGGTATTGCCGTTAACTCTAATTTTATCAGCCATGACTCAAGCCCTTAGGATGCGACGATTTGTAGTGCGGGGTTAGAGAACCCGATGTTGCCGGTGATTTGCGCGGGATATGCCAACGGGATAATGCGCGACTGGAAGGTGAGCGTTTTGGTAGACAGCAGGTTATCCGTACGGCTGAGCTGGAAGCTAGCCGCGCTCGCCTTAGGCTTGCCCAGGAGAACCGAGCGCAAGGCGGCGTTTGCACCACTCTCGATTTCGAGCGCGTCTGCCTCGAAAATGAAACCGCTTACTTTGTTCACCCGGATCGGAACATGTAGCCGGCGCATCAGAAATGCTTGCAGCGCACTCTCAGCAATGTTCATCACGCGGCGATGAAGCACCAGTTCGAAGTCGCTGCCAGCGGCTGAGAACAAGCGGCTCTTGTTGACGTAGATGCCAGCGAAATCTTCGAAGGTGCGAAGCACCGTGAAGCGCGCATCATCTAGGCCCGGGTTCGCGGCTTCATCATGGCGATCTGGATTGCCGTTCGCATCGCGAATCGAGACGCCCACTAGGCGGCCCACGTTGAGCGCGGCAATATGGATCTCTTCGCTCACGGATGCTTCAAGCGATCCGACGGACCATGCCACCGGGCGCCGTTGTTTGCGCCCGCTTACCGCGCTTGTGAGCGAGCTAACGCCAGCGCACAAGCCACCAAACACGGTAGCTTTAGCGCTAAATTCGGAGGTTAGCGCAGTCAGATAAGCTGCTTCTGTTTCTGTGACACCTGTGGTGATGATCGGAAACCTGGTGTTGGCGATCCAAAAGTGGCGCTTACCGGCTGCAGCAAACCCGGCAAACTTAACTTCAATGGCATCGAACATTGCCGCGGTGAGCGGGTTAGCAAATAGGCACTCCTCCCAAGCGACGGTAGACAAGCCAAGCGCATCCAGCGCGGTATTCAGCGCCGCCGAATCGTAGTTAGGCGCGAGCGTCGTCATGTTCCACGTGTCGCCAGCGATCAAAGTGCCAGCGGCAAACGAAAAGCCAAGCGTGCCAGCTTCGGAAATCACATAGCTAGTGGCCACACCGAGCGCGATCTGAGCCGAAAAATTATTGCCGCGGTCAAGCGAGTATTGGAAAACGATGCCAGCAACGCCGATGGTTCCGCCCGTGATAATCTTTACGACGACTTCATAGTCATCGTTTCCAAGCGTGCCGCCAGTGGTAGAGACCACCGAGGTTCCGACTACGCCTGTGAGAACAATCGCGGAATTGGTTGCCGCCACGTTGGCGGTTGCGCGGATAACCAACACGGGCAAGCGCTTAGTTTCGATGTGAAATGCGGCCGCTTCAACTAGCGGGCCTTTGCCAAATGCGGCGATAAGCGCGGCTTTATTGGCGTAGGTGGCAGGCGTAGCAATCGGGCCTAGCGTTGACGTGCCGATAATTGCGAGCGCCTTTGCGCCCTCAGGTAATGCGCCTAGTGCGCCGTCAAGCTCGGTGAGTGTAACTGTGGGGAGTGTCATAATCGGGCCTTAGGATTGCGTGACAGTCATCGATTCGGTGTGAGTTAGCTCGCTCACATCGCCAGTTGCCGCCATCAGATCAGCATCTGCATAGGTGTTGGCAGCATCCGGGATCATCGCATCTATTGTAGCGGTGACGCGCAATGCGGCGCCGTGACGGCGCTCTTTGCTGGTCAAGATCCATTCATTTTCGACGATTGCGAACGTACCGTAGGCGGCTAAATACACCGCGCGAAACCAGGTATCGAACAAGAATCGCACGGCCTGGTACTGCAAGCGCTCGTTTTCCGGCTCAGCCGGATCGAACGCAAAAAATTCAACCGTGAAAAATTCGTGCAAGGTGCCAAGCGGTCTCGGATCTCTGCCCGGGCGCCTAGGCGCGCCTACCTCGCCGATCTTCCCATCCGCATCGCCAGGCGTCCAAGTGATTCGCGCGGCCGTCAACTGTTGCTGGGCCGGTGGCCGCCAGCCAAACGCCATCGTGCACACCGTGCCATCAGCGTCAAATCGAGCCTGTACGTCATCATACAGCTTGAGCAAGGCCAGTTTATCGGCCACGTAACAGCCTCTTGATTTCCGAATCCGCGGCTTTCTTGGCCGCGGCTTCGATGGCCGCTGGCATGTTGCCTACCGGTAAAACCTGCCGACGCGTGCCACCGCGCACCCACCCTTTGTGGTGCAACGCAATCGGGCCAGCTAGCGCCAGGGAGATTTTACCTGTGGCGGTGGTGAGCGTGATTTTGCCTGGTGCGCTAGCCAGCGCTTGGCCGCCCGCCTGCTTAGGTGCCCACGCAACGCCCTCTGGTGTCGTGCCAGCGCTTGCCGTTGCCTGTACCGCTGCCAGGATAGCCTTGCCGATAGCCGGCAAACTCTCGCGCTCAAAGTGCCCAGGGAGCGCGTTAAGCTGTGCCACCATCTGGGCCAGTGTGGCGTTCGCATCCGCCGAGCTCATCGCCGAGTGCCTGAGCCGTTCTGATCTTCGTCGCGTGCTGATTCACGTTGCACGGTCGTCCACACGTAAGGCGAGGCTTCCGTGTAGCTTAGGGGCGCCGCATAAACGACGCCAGACGTGCCCGGCAAATCGGCGCGTAGCGGTAACTCGTAAACGTTATCACCGCTTGTGGCCGCTTCTCGAATCTCAGACCGCGCGCCATCGGAATCGGTTTTGATCTCAGTGAACTGCGCATCCGTCGGATCGACGCCGCGCCGCAAAAGCACGCGCAGACTAACGATGCGTGTGAGCCAACCGGCCACCACCTCAGGAATTGGGTCGACAAATGGAACCGCGTAGCGCTTGCGCAACTGCGAGTCCAGCCACCGTGACCAATAGTCAAGCTGGGCTTGCGTCCAACCCGGTTGCGTCGCTTCCAGCTCTTCGACGAAGATGCCAGGAAGCAACGTCAGGTTTTTGAACTGTGGAACCGTCTGATAACCGGCCGCCATTGTTGAGCCTTTCGGCCGTGATTAGGCGGCTTTGACCTTGAGCACCAAGTACGGGTGGCCAGGAAGCACGGCGTTACGGCCGTGCAACTGCCACTCAAAAGTTTGCATGCGCCCGAGGATCGATTCTGACTGCAGGCCGTAGTAATCGATCTGAAAGCCAAGGCGATCTAGGTAGATTAGGCCGCCAACCTGGTTGACGTTAGTCTGCTCCAACACCACGAAGTAGGTGGTGTCTGACTCGAACCCAGCAAGCTCGTCCATCTGGAAAGGCTGGCCGTAACCGAGTGAGGCAACCAACGCTTCCACGTCCGCCGAGCCGCCAGCCGAGCCGATTGCTTGCGCAATAAACTTGGCGTTGGTGAGCTGTGTAACGCGCGGAAACATCGTGGGCGAGCAACCGATACCAGCAACGCGCAAGCCGCGGGGGTCTTCGCCGTTAGGCATCTTGATCCCAGCGACATAACCAGACAACTTGGCCAAGTTGGCCAGTGCCACGTCAACCGATACGCTAACGTCAATCGGCAACGCGCCAGGGTAACTGCCCGAAGCACCGCCCGTAAACAGGTTAGCGTACGTGCCTTTAGAGGAGTCTTTAGGGTTAACCAGGTGCGATGCGCTGAAAAACGGAAGCGCGTCATAGGCCAGATAACCTGCAGCGCTATGCGCGTTCTGTAGGAACTGGCTCACCAGCTTTTGCGGCCAATACTGCATGTAAGCGCCCACTTGCGCGGACCACTCAGCTGCAAGCTGCAGGCCGTTGCCGTCCACGTCTTCGAGCTGATTACGCGCTAGGCGCATCCCGGTCGAAGCGTACTTGGGCTTGACTTCCATGATCTGGGCTACCAGCTCATTAAACTCGATAATCTCCGCAGCTTCTTGCTGTTGGATTTGCGCCGTCGAAAGCAACCACATCAGCAGCTCGCGGCCAGCGTCAGTGTTTCGCACCTTCGCAAAACGATTCCACCATAGGTGGGTGTTGAGCCGAGAGTATTCTTGGTCAACGACCATCTGCATTTTGGACTCAAGGTCCATGACAAAACTAGGGAGAATTGCGGGCATGTTATATCCTGTTGTTAACTAGGAGTGAAAAGCTGCAGAAATGCTTATGGCGAAATGTAGGCGTTAGCTACCCAAGCGGTTGCGGTGATTTTGGTGCAGATCGCCATGTGGCGTTTGCTAGCCGTGAGCGCGGTGGTGAGCACAGTGGGCCCCGTCGCATCGCGATATTGGACCGTGTGACCGTTCTTCGTGCCGTCAGCACAGAAGGTGATTTGTGTCCCAACTGCAGCGGCTGCAGGGAGAGTGATTGTGGAGTTAGCGCCGGTGGTCGGCACATCGTAAACCGCGCCATTGGTGACCGTGACGAGGATTGAATCATTCGCCACGTACGCCGTTGCTACGCCGATACGTTGCGTAGTTGCGTTAACCGCCTGGACTGAGCTGTCAGCGCGCTCAACTAACACGCCGCGGGTTTCAACTGCCCACACACGCCCGGCAATCGAGCGGCCGGTAGCTGTAGCGGTAACCGTTTGATCGTCCGCCAGGTAGGCGATCTTGCCAACGTCAACCGACGTTGCGCCAGCCACTGCGGCCGTGAACGTTGCATCTTGAGCAAACCATTCGGCGCGCACTTCGCGAATCAGGTTAACCTTTACCAACTGAGCGGCCGCTGTAGCGTCCACATCCTCAGCAAACTTGCCGAGAATCAGGAAGCTATCACTGGCCGAAGTGGCCGGCTTAACGGTGCCGGTGGTGAGATCCAACACGGCGATCCCATTCACCCAAGCCTTAAGGCCCGAAGCGAGCGTGAATTTACGGGCGGCGAAACTCTGTTCGCTGGAAGCGCGAGCAATAGAGAGAGCGGTCATTGATTAAATCCTTGGTAAAATAAAGGCTAAAAGCGGCTAGAAATCTTATTTGCTGAGCGGCGCTACACCAGGTGATGCTACGCGATAGATGCTTTTGTGGGCAGTGTGCTCGATTGCGGGCAGCTTAGGCGTTAGCCCAAAGGCGGCATCCATGCGCGCAATATCTGCAGGCGGGGTGTTACCCAATGACTGCGTTGTCTGCGCTGCGATGGTAACCATCTGCGCCGAATTGCTGGTGAGCACGCCAGGCACGCCAGCTGGCAGAGTCGCCAGTACGCCTTCGAGCGCTGCAACAGGCACCGCGGCCAGCGCGGTTCGGGTGGCAGCTGAGAGGTCTGGGCGAGTAGCTAGGAGCGCGCTACGGGCCTGCGCATCACTGAGTGCTGACACAGCGGCCAGCGCCTTACGAGCAACCGACATTGCTGCAGCAGCTTGGGATGCCTCATCCTTCGGCTTTTCCTCGCTCGCAGAAGCCTTGGATTCCTCGTCTTTATCCGCGGGAAACTCGGCTTTATCCTCTTCCTTCTCAGGAAACTCGGCCTTGTCTTCCTCATCGTAGGCGGCTAAAGCGCGAGCCGCTCGGGCAGCGCGAGAAGCCATCTCTGGATCTTTATCCTCAGAAGCTGAAACAAGGGCTTGGCGTGTAGCGTCAATCATATTAGTTGATCCTATTGTAGCGGGCTCGGGATTAGCGCGGTCTGCGAGCATCGCAAAAAGCGCCGCGGGTGTTAAAATGCCGTCAACGATGCCGGCCGAAACCGCCTGTTGTCCGATGAAAACGTTAGCATCGGTGATGATTGGCGGTAGCTCAGCCAGGCCGCGCATCTCGCCAACCAACCCATAAAATTGGCCGGCGAGCGTATCCACAAGCGCCTGCATCGACGCTTGTGCATCGCGCGATAGGCTCACCATCGGATGGCCGTCAGCTTTGCGGGCGCCTGAAGTGATCACAGTGGTGCGGATGCCTGAGCGTGCCGCGGCTTCCGTCATATCTGCCACGATATTAATCACGCCAACATGGCCGACAATCGCGCTTTCAGCGGCATAAACCTCGTGCGCCGCGCATCCAAGCGCGTAGGCGGCTGAGCACATACGCGAGTCGGAGTAGGCAATTAGCTTTTTGCCTGAGGCATCGGCCATGGCTCTCAGCGCCCGGGCGGCGTCAAAGCAACCGCTCACATCACCACCGGGACTATTGATCCGCAATAAGATCGTAGGCGCGCTTGCGGCGCACGCCATAGCCACAGCATCGCAGATCGCCTGGTACGTGCAAAACCACGGGTCGTCGAACGAGAGCGGCCCATTGATTTCGATGACCGCATAGTCAGGCGCCGCAAGCGACGGCGAAACCGCGGTACCTTCCCCGAACAATTCGTCCAGCGCCTGCGGCCAAATGGCTAGCGCGCCGCGCTTCACCGGTGGCCGCATGGTGAGCACCGGGCTAGTTGAGCTGGCTAGGTTCGGGTTGTAATTCATCAGCGTCATTTTGGATCTTCTCTCCTGAAAATGCGCGGGTAGGAATGCCGAAACGCCGCACAATTTCATCTAAATCAACTTCGAGGTTGCTCACGTTAAGCACTTCATTCAACGCCTTAACCGCGTTCGCCGCGCCCATCATGGTAGCCGTTTCGGCCATCAGATCTTTGGGCGGTGACGTGTCCCACGAAAGCCGCGGGCAATCGTAAAGCGCATCATAGCCGAAATGCTTAGCCACGTATTGAGGCAGGATTTGGGTGTTAACCGTGAACGCTAGTGATGCGCCGGTGTGCTCGATAAGGTCGCTTCGGATCGTTTGGTGAATGTTAGCGTTTGAGAAACCGGCGCCACCGGTTACGGTCACTTCTTGCCCGGCTAATGCGATCATGATTTCGTGATTGGCGGTTTCAATCTCGTCCGCAAACACAGCATAACCGCGGCCATTGCTTTCGAGCAACTTCGTTTCCCAACCGGGCGGCAACGCGAACACAGTGTTTAAGCCCCACGCCATCAGCTGCTCTAGGAACGCGCCGCGCTGAGCGTCGTTAGCCGATTGCGGCGTATAGGCAACGCGCGCTGGATTCGCAAGCTTTGCTGAGAAATTACTGCGATGCATCTTCGCATGCGACTTGGTGATGAAGGCACTGCCGAGCGCCGGCCATAGGCCTTGCTGCCAGGGGTTCAAGCGGCCACCGGGCGAGTGCAAAACCCATCGACCATCGCCAGGGATAACCGGCAATTGCCCTGCAATCGAGCGGTAGTAGAACCGGCTTTCTTGCCGACGATAGATTAAAAACTCAGGGTCAAGTCGTACGAGCACGGGGAAAGAGCGGCCAGGCACGTCAATCAATTCGCCGATACCAACACCAACCTTTAGGCCGTCAGAAGCTAACGCCGCAACCTCAGCGGGCGGGCACATTTCGTCGAACACCGAGCGGCTGCCGTTGTCCGAGCTGAGCGCATCCACGATTTTAGAATCGCCTCGCCAGCGTTTTGGCAATGCGATCAAGCCGCTTGTGCGTGTGCTAGCCAAGCCAGAAATCAAACCATCGCTCATCATGGCGCGCGAGAGCTGCCCGATAAGCGTCAGATCGCCGGCCGTGTCCGAGGTATAAAACGCGGTCTCAAGGTCCGCCTGATACCAGCGTGTGCGCGGGGTGGTAATCGGTTGGATCATGCCGCCCAACGCTTTGCGCGCGCCATCCACGGCCGAATCACTTGGACCGGTTAGCGAGCGTGAGGGCTGTTCGTGGGCTGAAAAGCCCAGAAGCTCACGTGTGTATTGGGCTAATCGTCCGATCGGGGTCGCCATGCGTCTAGACTATTGTAGGGGTCGAACGTCGAACGGCTGTGTTCTTCGTGCACCGTGCGCCGAATTTGTGGGGGCGGCGTGTCACCGTAGCGCGTCGAAATCGGATCCCACAAACAATACAGCAACGCCATGGCGCGGTCAGGGCTTCGCCTGATTAACTTCCTGATCTCTTTCGTGGGCGTTACGTGGTAGCGATTCCTCACGTCGGTAATGAATTCGACGCAATGCAGCTCGCGCTCAAGCTTCGAATCCTCGGGTAATGCGCCACCTTCTTTCAGCCACGCGCGCGCATTAGCGAAGAGCTCATCACGCAAAAGCGCATAAATCAGCGGCTGCCGGACGGCTTTTTCCGAGCTGCGAATCCGAATCAGCTCTACCGCCATTGGGTTAGCATCCGCGTACGCGCCGAATGCATGCCAGACTTTGGCGCCTACGGGGCCTTCGGAGTCGACACTTAGCAGCGGTGGTAGATCGCCAGGCATGCGGAATTCAGCCGCTAGCTCGGCGAAGTGGGCGATATGCTGATCAGGTGACAACCCACGATTCGTGCGGATCGCTAGGACCTTAGGCCCGCGCCGAATCGCCCATGCGGTCTCATCACCCTCGCCCGACTCGCCTGCAGGGTCTAGCCCGATATGCAGGCGCGCGTTCGGATCGTCCATTTCAAACCAGCGCACATTCGCTGAGGCAATCGCGCTGATCGAAAAAATCTTGCGCGCCTGCATATCGGGCTAGACCCTGCAGGCG